AGTTGCTATTCTGTATTTGACCAAAAAACCAATAAGCAAATTCGGGTATTTGCTTATGAGATTACAAACCCGTCAGACCGTAAACGTGCCGAGCGTTTAGCGTTTGACATGGCACAAGGTATGCACAATGGCGGGTATCCCTGCACTGTAGAACTATTCCACATGTCAGACATTGTGGGCAAACAGGTGCTAAACACCAATGAGGTGACTGTATGACCTACGATGACGATTGGCGCGACGATGCGCGCGATCAGGCCAGACTCATGGCCGATGATGGCCCGGACGACTCAGAGCCCGGCATATGCCCTGCCTGCAATGGCTCGGGCGAGGGTCAGCATGAGGGTACTACCTGCTACCACTGCAAGGGGGCGGGAGAATGCTAGACCACGATATCACCGACAAAATTCACCATCTAATGCATAAATATGCATGGTGCCACCAAGAGGCAATGGAGTACCTATATTACGAACCGCACGACCCGGTAGACTGGCTCGGCACCCGGTGGGAGGGTGAACCATGCTGATGGCCGCCCTATTTGCCGCCCTGCTGGCGCTGCTGCTTAACTTGTAACGATATCTGAAACGATACAAGCCCCTTCATAGGGGCTTTTTTACGTCCTCTATTTGCCGTTTCGCATCCTCAAAGCCATGCCCCACGATAACCTTGTGACCGATACCCTCTAGGTACGCGATCCAGTCCTTTTGTACTGGCGAGACAATGCCCCCTGCCTCACGCTTGAGTTCCACCCATAGGTTCCACTCAGGCACGAAAAGGTCGGGCACCCCAGGGCTAACCCCCTCCGCCTTTAACGCAGCCCCTTGGCTGGCGCTCCTAAGTCCCCCGTTCGGTATTGCAAATATCCTCACGCCGGGGTAAGTCCTGCGAAACCAGGACACAAACCTGACCTGCTGTAGATGTTCGGACTCCATGCTAAAAGGGAATTTCTAATTCCCAGAGGGCGCAGCCCCCAGGCTCGGATGCAAATTCTGGTGGCGGTGCCTCGCCAAACTCGGCGCAAACCCCGTCGGGCCTGTAATAGTCGCACGTATGGCAAACCCTTGGCGGCTCGGCCTTCAAGGTGGCGCGGTAATGTGTAACGATGGCGGGTTCTGGGTGACGGGTATTCATTAGTTCCATGTCCTTTTTAGTACGGTAAAAAAACGGCCTTCTCTCTTAAACTCAATTTGTGCCGGTGGCCTGCCCTCGGTCATCTGTTGCGCCATCTGGTGCAGGTCGGTGGCTCCATAGTCCAGCGTCACGCCTGCTCGGTGGGCAATGTCGGCAAGTAGCCGCCTGCTTTTTTCACCGGCATACCCGTCGTGCGTCACTGCCAGGTACTCGGTCACTGGCGGGTCTGACAGTCCGCCGTAGTACGTCACGCTCAACATCTCCCGGCCACTGGCTCGGCTTATATGCTTTCGCCATGTCCAGCTATTGACTTCCAAGTCAGTACCGTCCTGCCCCATAATGTCGTTATGGTGCAGGCGCAGCGCGGGGCGCTCGGGTTCGGGGAATGCCTCACCACAAGCCGGGCAGACCCTCACGCTCAAGGCGCATATCTCTTGGCAGTGATCGCAGACCTTCACCGGCGCTTCGCCCTGCTTATCGCCCTTCTTTGGTGGTGGCCTCACGGCTGTTATTGGCCCATGCTGCTCGACCACTCCAGCAAAGTCCAGCACTAGGCAGTCAGTTTTACCCTCGGCGATCCGCAGGCCACGCCCTGCCATCTGGACGTACAGGCCAGGACTCATGGTTGGGCGCAGCATAGCCACCAGATCGATCCCAGGTGCGTCGAAGCCGGTGGTCAGTACATTGGCATTAGTTAACGCTCGGATACGCCCTGCCTTGAAGTCGGCCAGGATTCGGTCACGCTCGGCGCTCGGTGTCTCTCCAGTAACGCATTCGGTGGTGATGCCTTGCGCCTGCAATGCGGTGGCAATGTGCTGGGCATGGGCAACCCCGGCGCAAAACACCAGCCAGGACTTGCGGGTATGCCCCAGGCGCACTATCTCAGCGGCCACCAGCCGGTTTTTGTCGGTGGTGTCTACCGCAGCTTGCAGTTCGCTTTCAATGTACTCTCCGCCACGTTTGTGAACCCCGTCCACCTCCAGCTTGGTGCGGGTCAGTTTGGAGCGTAGGGTTGAATTCCTCAATGCTGACCGGCTCAATCAAGGCGTCGAATATGGCAGGCTTGTCAGTGATGTAGCCGTGGCCCAGGCGGTATGGGCTGGCGGTCAGTCCCACGATCCGCAGATTCGGATTGATGGCGCTCAATTCGGCCAGCAGGCTTCGATAGCCGCCCTCATCCTTGTGGCTCACTAGGTGAGCTTCATCAATGATAACCAGGTCAACGTGGCCTATTTCCTTGGCCTTGGTTCTGACGGACTGGATGCCTGCAAAGGTTATCGGTTCGCCAAGTTCCTTTTGGCGCAACCCGGCGCTGTAGATGCCCATCGGTGCGTTCGGCCAGTGTTGGCGCATCTTGTCGGCGTTCTGGCTGATCAGTTCTCGGACATGGGTAAGCATCAAAATGCGTGTCTCAGGCCAAGATTGCAGCGCGTCCTTGCACAGTGCCGCAATGATGTGGCTTTTGCCGCTACCCGTAGGCAGCACCAAACAAGGGTTGCCGGTGTTGCCTGCTTCGAACCAGGCGTAGAGTTGGTCTATGGTGCGTTGTTGGTAGTCACGGAGCATGATTTAAATAAATAAAAGTTGTTGGGTTTTTACTGCGCTACCAGCGTCATAACGTATGCTCTCGCCTTTTGGGTAAGGCTGTTGCGGGTATTTAATTGCATTTACAAGTGTTTTGTTTTTTCCAGTGACATAGATGTATCTATGTTTTCGTGATCTATCCAAGAGGTAAAAGTCATCACCAAACTTTTCGCGCATAAATTTAACCCTTGATCCATCCATGTTTTTGCTCATGTCAACAATAGTTTGACTATGCAAATGCTCCATGCCTTTGATCTTCCAATCCGTTCTTTTGGCGCTCAGTCCTGTGTAAATAAAATTACAGGCTTGATAGACATAGCCAACATGGTTCTGAGCCGTGTCAGCGTAACTAACAACAATTGATGGCTTTGGTAACAAGCGCAAACTACGACCAACCAAAAAACTGGCTGAATTTTTGTTGTTACTTTCAATGCAAAGCCTGTTCAATTCCAATACAAACTTAGCGTTTTCTGCACCAGCAATACCTTCTCTCAATGTTGCTGAAGAAGGCACTCCATAAGTACAAACACCAACCAAAACACTTTCTTCATACAAACCAAAAGCAAAACTAATTGGTGGGAATCGTTTGGCGTAATGCTTTTCAAGCAACCAAGGCTCTGCTTCATAAGATTGAATTGAAAGAACTTTCACCCCACTACCCTTCCATCCCATTCCTTCCGCAACGCCATGACCATCGGGTCAGCAGCCACGCAGGCGGCAGTGTTAGCCAACAGTTCCTTGCTGCCATAGACCCCCTCACCCGGTTCGCCATTGGCAATGCCCTGCCCGTCGATCTCATAAATAGCAACCCAATCAAGACCCTCAATGCGCTTCCACGGCACCAGATCAGGATGGATAACGTGACTCTCACAGCCTTCATGCTGGGCGTCAGTTGGCACGATGGCGTCCCACTTTGCGCAATGCCAAGTGCTGTCAGACAATGGCGTAATGTGGGCGCAGGTTCGGCAATTTACTTGCTTGGTTGTCTTGCTACCGTGGCAAAAGTCATGGCCGGGGCATATCTTGCACTCAAACCATGTTGGGTCGGTGCTTATCGGTGGTGGCAGGCGGTCGGTCAGCGCCAACCGTTGGCCTTTGTCGATTGCCTTCACCGCATGGTCGCGGTCATACTCCAGCCGCTCGGTGTAGATGCGGTCATCGTCTTTGCAGATTGCCACATACAAAGCGCGTTTCAACTCAGTGCCGTGCATATACACTTGGCATTGGGTGTAATGCTGGGGCTTACTCTTTGCCACGCCGTTCTTTTCCAAGTCGTTGAATGACTTTAGAGAATGGGTCTTAAACTCCAGTACGTGTTCAGTCTTTGGCGCACCGGGTACGCCTTTGCCAATGCCGTCTAGGCTCCCGCTAACGTGACTGCCAAAGTCAACCCGACGTTGGGTTCCGGTCACGCTCATGCCGATAGCGCGTAGGTCGCTGATGATGGTGGCCTCCTCATTAAAGCCACGCCTAAACAGTCGCAGGATGCGGCCTTGGAACTTCTCCACCACTGCCCAGCGAAACGACAGCCAAAGCCAGCGTTCACAATGATGGCCTAGCGTACTACACCCCATGTGAGCGCGGGGCTTCTCGGCTCTTGATTGATGGGCGGAGTCAATCAATGAAGTTATGGTAATCTCTGGCTCTGGTATTTGCACGGTGTTTTCTCCTGTTAGTTGTTGCTCATGTTGACCCCGCCGTTAAAAGCGCCATCTTTTTTTGCTTATTTTTTAGCCCAAGGCGGCGCAGACTTGGCCGGTGCAGCTTGCATTACCGTCGCGTTTTTTTCTCCTAATGGAATGTGAGCTGCAAAGGAAGACGGCCCAATAGGCTTGAACGGCGCAACCGCAGCCGGTGTCACCCCGCCTAAAGCGCGGTAGCCTTTGATCTCATTCCCGGCGTACTCACCAGTCTTGACCACCAGCTTGATGCCCAGGTTTCCGCCAATCAGTTGGTCGGTGTCGGTCACTTTGGAAAGGCCAATGGCTCGCATGATCTCGCCCAACTGCTGGCGTCCGATCTCTTCCGCCTTAGTGCTGGCGTTCTTGATGTTGAGATTGCCAAAGATAACCCGGCCTTGATGCGACGGGCCGGTGATGGTGTACTTGACAGCAATGTACTTGCCGTCACCTGCCTTCGTGGCTTTGATCTCAGCGCCTGTGATAGTCGCGTTGTACCAGCCCTCGGGCAGAGGTTCAAAGTTGGAAGTGCCTTGCGGCAGAGTGTCGATGGTAAATTCTTCGTCGAGGAAAGCCATGATTTATTCCTTAGTGATAGTGAAAGTGGGGCGTCCAGGGGTGGACGTGATAGCACCAAGCAATGGCCCGGTCACGGCGTCAGCAGCCGCCCCCCAAGCCTTTGCATTGATTTCGGGCTTCCAGCGGAATAGGCTGGAAAGATGTTCGCTCAGACCAGCCTCTGCAGCCAGCATCTGGAGTTTGTCAGAGTCGATCTTTTTATTGATTCTGCCTTCCATCTTGATCTTGTAGCCATCAACCTGATGGTTGACCGTGCCATCCAAGTCTTTAGGGATGGCGAACGTCTCAACCATCAGGTCTTCCAGTTCCCGGCGCTCTGCCACCGCAATGCCTTCGGCTTTCTTG